GACTTTAAGGCAGATCATGTTGTGTTTTGTTTAGAAGGACGCAGCTGGCGCAAGGACTATTACGAGCCTTACAAACGCAATCGACAAGTAGCACGTGATGCACTAACGCCTACACAGCAAGAAGAAGACACAGTGTTTTGGGAAATGTTTGATGAGTTTAAAGACTTTGTAAGTACAAAGACTAACTGTACTGTAATGCGTCATCCGCAACTTGAAGCAGATGATCTTATTGCTGGTTGGGTACAAGCACATCCTAATGATAATCATGTTATTGTTAGTACTGATGGCGACTTTGCACAACTTATTGCACCTAATGTACAACAGTACAACGGTGTTAGTAATACTATTATTACACACGAAGGCTACTTTGACGATAAGAAGCGTGAGCCTGTTATTGACAAGAAAACAAAAGAGCCTAAGCCTGCGCCCGATCCTGCATTTATGTTGTTTGAAAAGTGTATGCGTGGCGACACTAGCGACAACGTGTTTAGTGCATACCCTGGTGTACGTAAGAAAGGCACTAAGAACAAAGTGGGCCTTATTGAAGCATTTGCAGACAAAGACAACAAAGGCTACAATTGGAATAACATGATGCTACAGCGTTGGACTGATCATGAAGGTGTAGAGCATCGTGTGCTTGATGACTACACACGTAATGTTGTACTGTGCGATTTAACTGCACAGCCCGACGACATTAGAGAGATAATTAATAACACTGTTGCAGAGAATGCAGTATCTAAAGACGTATCGCAAGTAGGAATGCGTCTTTTGAAGTTTTGTGCTAAATGGGATATGCAACGTATTGCAGATCAGGCGGCACAGTATGCAGAACCATTACAAGCGAGGTATAAATGAACTTTAAAGCTAAACCGGTATTAGAAGATAAATTTTGGATTGTTGAACAAGAAGGTGTAAAAATAGGCACTCTTAGCAAAAACGAAGAAGGCTTTGTTGTAAATAGTGCAGGTAAAATTGATCTATATAAAACTGAAAGACAACTTAAGAAAACATATGGTAGCAATTTCTTAGTTGCAAATATCAAAGATACCACAGGCAATACTACTAAAGATGTTCACGGTTATCCTACTAGAACAATGCCTTATAATAGTATGTTTGATATACAGCGTAAATTACCTTTGTTTACTAAAAGTCAAAAATCAAAAAGTGTATATTGTGCAGGATACTACTTGATTAAATTTAATGTTAATTGGTTAAAGAGTTATTGTCCAAAGTTAATTACTGTTGAGCGCAATGAATACATGGGTCCGTATAAAACAGAACTAGAAATGAAAATGGCGCTAAATCATGTCAACAGATCCGATTAACACAATGCCTATTCAGCAACTTATTCAAATAGTAAAAGTTGCTGAACAAGGTAGAGCAAAAGAAGTTAGACTAGATATTGCACAAGCAAAGACTCTTGCATTTACGTTAGGCGAAGTTATGGCAAGATTACACGGAGATTTAGAAGAAGTTTTAGATAAAAAAATTGAAAAACTTAATCAAGATCAAACTATAGAAATAAATATGGATTCGGGTGCCTGGTAAAAAAGATAAATATATGCGTAGTTAATATAAGGAATCACGCATATGAGTCGACCAAAGCCTAAAATTAAATTAGAATATACAAATAAGGTGACATATAAGTGCGAACAGGTTTTAGACGCTGAAGCAATTTGGGCTGTATTCTACCAAGATAGACCATTTAATTTAAAAAGTAGCAATAGCCTAACAGGGTATCCTGGACCTAAATATAAAAAAACTAGTTTTTCAAATCCAGGACATGCTTATAACTTATCAAAAAAATTAAACGATATGTTTAATACAGATGCATTTGCTGTTTATAAATTAACAGCAGGTGAAAAACTACAATAATGAATAAAATAACTTACACAAAACTTTTTTTAAAAGAATTAGGAAAAAGTTATAATGATCTTAGTGTAAAAGAGCATATGCCATTATGGTGGTATAATACAAGACAGAAGGATGTAGGTGGATTAAGACTCACCGAAGACGGCTTTGATATCATAAACCAAATAGGCATACAAACATACGATATACCTTATCCAAGAGATGTTCCTATAACTACACAGATTATAATACATCTTGATAAGTTTATCGATTGTCCTTACTATTTAACAGCCCGAAGTCTTACAGTCACCAACGAGCGCAAGGCTGTTGAACTAGGATTGTTTAGCGGCGATCTACGCAAGTACGGACTAACTAAAGCAATGTCAAGGTCAAAGAAAGATGAGAATTGATCTACACGGATTGCATATCCAAAACGGCTGGCGGCATTTCAATCAACAAATAGAAGAAGCATATCTCGAAGGATATAAGAAATGCCATGTTATTACAGGACAAGGTGCTATGATGCGTGAAATACATACGTGGGCCGATAATCACATACGCATTAAGGAATGTGTTCAAACCAAACATAATCCCGGAAGTTTTTCTATAAAATTAAAAAAAAGAGGTTGACCTTCTGAGTTTAATGTACTATTGTAGTGTTAAACGTAATAGGCACAGAAGGCACAAATGAAACATTTATTATTAGCACTTGCACTTACTGGAACTGCTGCACATGCAGATCCAGGTTATTTAAATCAAGCAGGCTGTCATTATGGCACCACAGACGGATGGCGAGGTATGTGGCACTGCCATCATATGGCACGTTCGTATTATAATGACCGAGGACTTCAAACAGATCCTCCAGTTGTAGGTGATCCAGTACACGACCGTTTAAATAATCGTCGAACAAACTACAACAATCATAATCATAATCATAACAATAATAATAACGATGCACTAAATGTATTGCTTGGTATTATTGTTTTAGATGCACTTTTAGGAAAATAAAGGTTGACACTATAGCGCACTCGTGCTATAGTGTATGTATAGGGCAAATACACAAAGGGCAATACAATGTTTACATACAGCGATGATGTTATTTCAGATCTACACAAAGACGCTTATGGCTTCCGTCCATCGCAGCGTTTCTTTGATGACTGGTCTACATATACACCTGCAGAAAAGCAAGAGTGCTGGGATACGATGTGCCGTGACATGGAACAGGCTTGGGCAGAAGAAAAAGTTCAAGAGGCAGCAGACGTTGCCAAGTTCGAAGACCGTGTGCAAGATGTTATTGCAATCGGCGCTGGCGACCGCACTACTGCACTCAAATGGATCGTAGAGCAAGAAACTTTCTACCACAGCCAAGATGTTGAACATTTTGTTTGGCAGCAAGGAATCTTGTTTACAGATTATGGCAAAAAACTTATCAAAGAAATTGCCGCTATTGTTAATTACAAGGAGTATTCACTATGATGAATGTACAATGTCCAAAGTGTTATTTAGACAAACCGCTTGGTGCAAAAGTATGTCCAAACTGCGTACAAAAAGTCACAAGCAATGAAGTTTTTGACAATGAAGTAGTCAGCGTTTTTTGGTTAATTGTAATTGGTGCAATTATTTGGTTTCTTATTACTTGACAACACCACGAAACTGTAGTAAAGTAAAACATAGGCACTGATTAGAAAAGGAATACAAAATGTCAGAAGTAATTCGCACAGTATCACCCAACAAAGCAAAAAACGCATTACGCCATGCTATGGTTAAAAAGCGTCCAGTATTTTTGTGGGGTCCTCCAGGCATTGGTAAAAGTGACATCGTTGCACAGATTACCGATAGCCTAAGTAATTCACTATTAATCGATATTCGGTTGAGCCTTTGGGATCCAACCGATATTAAAGGCATTCCATATTTTGACAGTACAAATGTTAAAATGACATGGGGTGCTCCAGCAGAACTGCCAGATGAAGAACTGGCAGCAAAATATGACAATATTGTTGTATTTTTTGACGAAATGAATTCGGCTGCTCCTGCTGTACAAGCGGCAGCGTATCAGTTGATTTTGAATCGTCGTGTCGGGCAATACAAATTGCCAGACAATGTTATCATCGTTGCAGCGGGCAACCGTGAAGCGGATAAAGGTGTCACATACCGGATGCCGTCACCACTAGCTAATCGCTTTGTTCACATTGAATTGGCTGTCGACTTTGACGATTGGTTCCAGTGGGCCGTTGATAACAACATTCACAAGGATGTAGTTGGCTACTTGACTTTTTCTAAAAAAGACTTGTACGACTTTGATCCTAAGTCAGCCAGCCGTTCGTTTGCAACACCACGCTCGTGGAGTTTTGTAAGCGAATTGCTAGATGACAAACTTGACGATAACACAACCACTGACTTGGTAGCAGGTTCTGTTGGTGAAGGTTTAGGCGTCAAGTTTATGGCACACCGCAAAGTTGCATCTAGCATGCCTAATCCTACTGACATTCTTGCAGGTAAGGTAAAAGAGATGAACACGTCAGAAATCAGTGCCATGTATTCACTGACTGTTAGTCTTTGCTACGAACTAAAAGAATCGTCAGACAAAAATGATAAGAAGTTTGATTCAAAAGTTAATAACTTCTTGCGCTTTGCAATGGATAACTTCGAAACAGAATTAGTTGTTATGGGTATTAAATTAGCACTTACGCAGTATGCGTTGCCAATTGATCCAGACGAAGTTGCATGTTTTGATGAATTCCATAACCGATATGGTAAGTATATTAAAGCGGCACAAGCGGTGTAATTTGGTTAAAATGGGTGGTCTAGGCTGCCCATTTTTTCTATTTGAGGTTGACAATCTTATTAAATATGTTATATTAATGTTAAGCACTGATATAAGAGGTACAATATGTCTACTAAAGATACAGCAAGTAAGCTAAAAAACTGGGAACCTAATCCAGATATCACTGAAGCAGAACTAGACGAAATGCGCAAGGATGTACTTGACCGCATTATTATTGCTCGTGTAGGTTTACTACTACGCCATCCGTTTTTTGGTAATATGGCAACACGTCTGCGTATTCAAGCAGCCGACGAATGGTGTCCTACTGCCGCAGTAGACGGACGCAATTTGTACTTTAACACTCAGTTCTTTAATGCAATGAACAATAAAGAAATTGAGTTTGTTATTGCACACGAAATTTTGCACTGTGTATTTGATCACTTAGGTCGTCGAGATGATCGTGATCCTAAACTTTACAACATTGCCGCAGACTACATTGTTAATAATCTACTAGTACGTGATCGTATTGGTGAAAAACCCAGTATTGTAGATTGCTTCCAAGACTTTAAATACGAAGGCTGGACTTCAGAAGAAGTGTATGACGACTTGTTTGAAGAAGCTAAAAAGAACGGTGAAGAGTATTTAAAGCAACTTGGCGAAATGCTAGACGAACACCTTGACATGGAAGGCGACGGTGACGAAGAAGGCGATAGCAAAGGAGAAGGCAAAAGCAAAGGCAAAGGTCGGCCTAAGTATAGCAAAGACGAAATGGATCAAATACGTGACGAAATTAAAGAAGCAATGATTCAAGCATCTCAAACAGCAGGTGCAGGCAATACACCAGCAGGTGTGCAACGTCTTATTAAACAGTTAACAGAGCCTAAGATGAACTGGCGTGAACTATTGCGTCAACAGATTCAGAGTACTATTAAAAGTGATTATACATTTGCTAGACCAAATCGTAAAGGCTGGCATACTGGTGCAATTTTACCTGGCATGAACTTTCAAGACACAATTGATTTGTGCATTTGCATTGATATGTCAGGTTCTATTGGCAACGATCAAGGCAAAGACTTCTTAGGAGAAATTCAAGGTATTATGGATGAATACCAAGACTATAGAATTAAACTATGGTGTTTTGATACTTCAGTTTACAACGAACAAGATTTTAGTGCAGATGGTGGCGAAGACTTGCTAGACTACGAAATCTTAGGCGGTGGCGGAACTGACTTTATGGTGAACTGGCAGTATATGAAGGAACATGATATTCAGCCTAAAAAGTTCATTATGTTTACAGACGGCTATGCATGGGATAGCTGGGGTGACCCGGACTGGTGCGAAACTATCTTTATTATTCATAGTAATCATAATAAAAACTTAGAAGCACCGTTTGGCATTACTGCACACTACGACGAGGCTGCATGAAACTAAAAGAACCAAATCCGTTAGATATATTAAATATAAGGAGGGTAAAATTTTGTCCTCCTCACTTTTCTACAGTTGATGTTCAAAGAAAGTACAATATTGATAGAGCAATTTGCGACTGGATTGAAACAAATTTATCTGGTAGATATTTTTTTGGAAATGCAATAGGGTTTGATAAATCAAACAATCTTACACAAACAAATTTAGTAGGATTTGAACAGGCAAAAGAACTTAGTTTTTTTATGTTGGCTTGTCCACATTTGAAATACAATTAAAAAAGTCATTATAAGTATTATACAAGGAGTTAAAAAATGACAGAAAACACACAAGCAAATCAAAATGAATTGAACATTCAGGATTTAGCACTAGCACGGGCTGTGATCGAACTTTCAACTGAACGTGGCACGTTTAAAGCAAATGAGATTGCTAGTGTAGGTGCTTTATATAATAAACTTGATGCTTTCTTAAAAGAAGTAGAAGCACAAGCAAAAGCAGCACAAGAAGGTAAAGCGGCAGCACAAGAGGCTCCGGCACCAGCAATGGAGGAAACCAATGGCTCTTAAACACGTAGGCAGAGTAGCTGCCAATAAACGAAAAGTAGTTGTAGCATACAGAGTAATTCCAGGAGATCCTGAAAACTGCCTTGTAGTACAAACTGAAAATTTAAGTGCAGATGAACACGATGCACTAATTAAAGCAGTAGAATCAAATGCTGGTCAAAATGCATATGAGTTTGCAGAAGCAATGTCAAGAAATACATTGCCAGATGGACGCAATATGTTAGCAGGATTTAGCAAAACAGGCAAATTGAATAAGGTTCCTACTAGTAGTGTAGAAATGACACCTAACAACAATACAGCTATTGTTTTAGCAGATTTGAATAAAACTATTGCAGAACAGCAAGGCGTGACAGTAGCAGACTTAGCACTAAAAGGTCCAGACGGAAAAACTGTACAACCTGAAACAACTACAACTGAAGCAGCAGTTGATCCGGTAAAGGCATACACTGCTACAGAAGCAACTAGTACCGATGGTGTACTTGACGACGATGCATTGGCTGCACAATACCGCTCACAGGCAGATGCATTGTTTAAAGAAGCAAAAGCTCTAAGAGAACAAGCAGAAGAACTAGCGCCAACAAAAAAACGTACAACTAAGAAAAAAGAAACTAGTGACGCATAATAAAGACAGAGACGACTACTGGGATCAAATACTCAGCGAGATTGACATGGATTTCATTCCTATGGAGTATATGTCAACAGTAGTCGTCAAATTTACCGATGGTAAAGAATGGGAAATTGATATAACTAGATCTCAACAAAACGATTTAGATATTGAAAATATATTAGACGAATTTTTTGAAGAGTACGAAGATACAATCGATACAGTTGATTTTAGATTAGATCTTAAACAACTCAAAAAAGACATAGGAAAACGTACTCATAGGTTTCTAAAGCTGAATAAATAATGTATGATTACCGAGATTGATATAGATATCGATTATGTTAAAATTTCCAAAACATACAAAGCCTTAAATGTCGATAACTTAATAACACCAAGTTTAAAACAACTATCTATACAGTGTAGACCAGACTGCTCTAGCAACAATCAATTATATGAAAGTTGCGGCAGTCTTTTTTATGACTGGTCTGCATATGATAAGAATCCAAATGGCAAACTACCTTTAAGAAAAACCATTTATAAACAAAGCGACTTTAGTGTAGTCTGTGACTTATTTAAAAATACTTACTTTGAAACTGTTATAAGTAATATACAAACACAATATAATATTGTAAGAGGTAGGTTTATGCGTATGGAACATAAAACATGCCTTACCTACCACAAAGATCAAACCAAACGTATTCATATTCCTGTTTATACAAACAACGATTGTATGATGATTATCGATGACAAAGTCTGCAGAATGCCATTTGGAAGCACATATCTTGTTGATACAACATTACCACATACAGCATTAAATGCAAGTAAAGATCCAAGAGTACACCTTGTATTTTGTGTAAATACTGTTTAATATGATAAATATATAAAACAGTACATTACCTAGGAGAATATAATGGCTTTAAAGCTGAGACGTGGAATTAGTGCAAACCGTACAAACATTGTGCCTGCAGAAGGCGAACTCATTTACACTACTGATACAAAAGTAATTTATGTAGGAGACGGCTCTACACCAGGAGGCAACGTTGTGACTAGTAGCGGCGGCGGTGGTGGCGAGATAACAGGTATTACCGATAATACAACTGGTCCAGTTATGACTTTAAACGATACTGATATAACTTTAGGTCAGGATTTAATCTTAGGAGGTAATATTGATATTACTAATCATCAAATTGACGGTGACGGTGATATTAATATATCAGGAGACATTACAGCAAGCGGTTTAGGTACTGGAATAATTACTGCTAATAGTTTTGTAGGTGACGGTAGTGCATTAACAGGTATTGTTTCTACTGGACCATTTGTAGGTGATTTAACTGGTAGTGTATTTGCAGATGATAGTACGAGAATAATTGACGGAACAGATGCAACTATATTTGCCAATAGTATTACTGTTCCTGTAATATCCTCGTCCACTAACACAATTAGTTTAGGTAATTCAAGTGCTGCTACGTCATCGAAAGTAATGTTAGATTCAGTTGACGAATCATCTATATTAACACTTTTAAGATCAAGTGCAGATGATTTAACAGGGCAAGATACTATCAATTATGGTACAATACAATTTGGTAGAGAAGATGCAAACGGTTTTACATATACAGGTAATATTATTTCTAGAGAAAATGCATTGTTATTTGCATCTACTTCCACAGGTGATTTTGCTACAGCAGCAAACTATCTAGCATGGAAAGAACAAAAACTAGGTATAGGAACAATTACTCCAACTGAAGCTCTTGATGTAGTAGGTAATGCAAATGTATCAGGCACACTCACAGCAGATACTATCGTAAGTAATGCAGCAGGTACACCAGAACTTTCAAGTGCTACGGGCATTGTTATAACAGCAGCAAACGACTTTGAAGTTGATGCAGCAAATATGCAAATTGACGACACTGATGTAAAATTAAAACTAGACTTACAAATCGAAGGTGTAGAAATGCTAGGCCGAGTAGCATCAAATGATGCAACAGCATTTATACCAGCAGTTGTTAGTTCACCTATTCTTAGTAGTATTGCAGGCACCGATACATTAGATGGTACAGACCGTGTTAAAGAAGTACTAAGATACGATTATGATAGATATACATCAGGTGGCGAAATATTAATAGCAATTAACGATTACGGTACATCTACAGGAGCAGACCAGTTCCTTGTTAAAAAATTCTTATTCCACGATAGTGCAGGTGACGGTAGTGCATTTGTAGTGACTGAAATAGGCAGTGGTGGCAATGCAGGACTATTTACAAGTTTAACAGTAGCTAGTGTCGAAGATGCAGGCAACTTCTTCCTTACATTTACACTTAGATCGCCAGATGCTGCTATCACAGGTGCAAGTATGCTTGTTACAGGACAAACAACATTTACATCTAATCCGCTTGCAGCTTCAGTAAGTGGTTATTAAGGATCAAAAATGACTGAAAAGTATTATCAACTCGGCACACATAATGCAGAACAATTTAATGAATTACACGATTTATTATGCGAAACAACAGATAATATCGCTAATATTCCAAATAGAGAATGTACTTGTTTTGACCATAAAGTGCATTCACCTACTCGTGGAACTTTTATGCTTACAGACGAAGAAGCAACTGCACTAAAAGCCGATAGTAGAATAAAATTTATTAACATTGACTATACATTATATCCCGATGATTACAAACCACCACCAGAAGAATTACAAGCATCTAGTGTTCCGCTTCTTAATAGATATCAAGGCACTGTAAAATTATACAGAGAACACGAAACTTCAGATACTTTACCAGCAACTCCTGATGCAACTGATGTAAATAGAGCACCGTGGAGTTTAACACGTCATGCTCAAAAGCGTGACCCATGGGTAGAAAACGGTCAAGCAGACAATTATGTTTACGAATCTTCAATCACACAATACGGTGACGGGTTAGATGTAGATGTAATTGTAGCCGACGATGGTGCAGGCTGGATGGGTCATCCTGAATTTCAAAACAACTGTACAGACAGCGTAGCACCCGAAGGATATACTGGAGGTAATGTATTAGCAGGCAATGGTACTTGTGATATCTTAGATCTAATTTTAGATGGACCTTTATACTTAGATCCAGATTATTTTAATCCTACACCTGCAACTTTTAGTAGAGGCATTTTTGGCGCTCCGGGCGAATTAAGTAATTACACATTATACACTGGACAAGATCGTAATGGCAGCGGTGGCGGACTTGATGCTCCTTTAAATATTTACGTAGGCGATACCTTAAGAATATCTAATACAAGTCCAGATGGAAATCATCCATTATATATTAAAACTGCTCCAACTGCTGGTACAGACGATCTAGCGCCAAATACTACCGGGCAAGGTGCAATAAACAGCGGAACTGTTGTTTTTACACCAACCGAAGCAGGAACATATTATTATCAGTGTAGTACTCATGCAAATATGGGCGGAACTATTACCGTTGTACTTGGTGACAAAATCGAAGAACGCTGGGACGGAACTATTGTTCCAAAAGAGGCAAATGCAAGACTATGGTGGCAAAGTACTGCATACCGAAGTAGTGTGTTTAATACAAAGTTTCCAAATGCAGGCGCTACTACTCCTATGCCAAGCACATATACACGTTCTAACTGTAATGGCAGTAATACTGCACAGAGTGCTGTAGGACAGCACTGTACGCCCTGTATGGCGCTTACATACGGTAGAACACAAGGATGGGCATACAACGCTAACAAATGGGCATTAAACTTATATGGTACATACGGTAGTGATATCGAAAGAGGCTTTGATGCACAAAAAATCTTTCACAACACAAAACCAACTAATAGTAAGTACGGAACAAAGGATCCAACAGTAAGTTCAAACAGTTGGGGATATAGAGCAACCAAAGCAGGCGGCACTAATTACTATCATTTCAGAGGCGCTGATCCTGTATCTTATACTTCCGAACCTACATTTATATCGCATATGGGAACACAAGGCGATGCCGGACGTTGGAAAAGTGAAATGAAAACAAACTCACTTACTACAGCATTAGATGAACTTTGTGACAGCGGTGTTATATTTGTATGTGCTGCCGGTAATAGTAATCAAAAACAAGTAAATTGGGGTCATCAAGACTTTGATAATTACATTGCAACCAATGCTACAGATACATTAGAAGAAAGTAGTTATAGTGAATTTAGTGTTGCAGTGACTGGTACAACCAATAGACGTGGATTTCCACAACAAGGTGGTAAGACTGTTGACGGTGATACTGGCGAAGTTACTTATAAAACAATCAACATTGGTGCGCTAGACGACGACTATGCTACTGGTAATAAAGAACGTAAGGTAGGTTATAGTGATAGAGGCGAAGGTATCGATGCATATTTTGCAGCAGATGGAATTCTAGCAGCAAATAGATCATACACATCAGAAGGTGTATATCCGGTGACATATCCTGGATTTACTGCTAATAGCGGTAGCGGTGCAGGTGTTCCAGAAGATTGTGCGTTTAGCGGAACAAGTGCTGCATGTCCTGTGGGTGCAGGATTTATTTCTACATTAATAGGATTAAATAGAAACTGGACACATACTGATGTAAAGAATTATCTTAGTAATTTAGATAACCAAACTGAAGAAGATTTTTACTATGGCACAGAATCTACAAGTGCAACTGATGCTAACTGGACTGACTATCCTAGTTTAGAAGGCGGACCGGCAAAAGTTGGATATCAAGTAGCTATAACTCAAACTACAGCACCTAAGCGTGAAGCAAATATAGGCCCAGGTTTAAATATTGCAGGTATAAATCTTAACCGTATTGATAGGTTTGACAGAGGTCGTTAAACAAGAGATATTTTTATAAAATTTAACCATTTAGAAATGCCCGACTGTATACAAACACTGTTGGGTATTTCTTTTTTTAACAAAGTTTTAAGATATTCAGTATTAACAATTGACCACATATCATTCCAGTTATTAGGAAGAATATCAACAATAGTATCATGATTTAAAATATAGTAGTAGTTGGTCTTTTGCATATTTTTAATAACATCGTCACTAATATAGATAGGTTTATATTGTTTTACGTTTTCAAAAAAATCCATATTTTGTGTATCTATATAGGTAAAATATAAAACTGCTCCGGTGCTTACTAAGTTCTTTATGCAATATACCATCTCTTCAATTGAATGATGAGTAAAGACACTATTTGCAAATACAATATCATAATTAGGCAAAGATGGAAACGGTTCATTTAAATTACCATTTTGATTATATGCAGGATGCATTCTGTTCCAGTGTACACTTTTTACACCACTAGGCAACTGATCTAATCCAGGACGACTTATATCTAAACAAGTATAATTTTCTTTTAGGATTTTGCCATTACTTCCTTTGATTAAGTTTCCGTGATTTCCACCAAAATCTAAAATAGTTTTGTCTTGATAATCTTCAACAAGACTATCAAACAATCCAAATGTATCAGACTTTGTTTTAAATACTTCTCTATCTAATTCAAGTGTCAATGTTAAATATATCTTCTTCTAAGCCGTTTATTCTTTCTAAAAAGTCAGCGTAATGTATTTCTTCATTCATACTTAATCTAAAAAATAATCTTTCATCTAGCGAATCAACTTGGTGAGTTTTGCTTACATTTAAAACAGCACATCTATAATTAAATTCGTGCGTATGTTCAAAAACAATAGGCGCAGTTCCTTGCAGTAGTACATTTATACAAACATTTGTTCCGTAATCTACATGTGGCTTTAAACTTGTATTTGCAACTTGTCTAACATATCTAGGTTTTACTTCGCATTTGATTTTTGCAGCTAAAGAATTTGCAATAATATTTGCATACTTGCAGTCTTCAACATCAGATAATCTTATTATATCTAAGTAATCTAAAGTCTTATCACCTGCAGAATACTTTCTTGCCTTATTTTCGTGTAAATAAAATTCTTCTTTTAATACTGCAAAAACATTATCTGCTATTGGTAAATGAGTTAAATATTTTTCCATTGTACACCTTGTATATAAATATAGTGTATTTATTAATAAGGTAGTTTAATGAAATATTTTCAAGATATCGATTTGCCAACATACAAAAACTTAGACAAAGAATTAAAAGATTTAAATGTCAAGTGGTTTGAACATGCTAATCCTTTGCAGGCTGCACAAATTTGTTTAAATGCACCCAACGGATATACAGATGACCCAAGTTTTGGCTCTGGGTATTTTATAAATGTAAAAGATAATGCAGGCACATTTGTAAGATTCACAGACAAAGGCGAAGAACATATTCATTTATCTTCTGACAATTTGAAAAACTGGCTTATTTGCGATGTATTTAAAAATACAGTGTTTGAAGAAATTTTTAATATGATTAACAAAGAGTATCGTGCAGCTAGAATACGTTTTATGAAATCAAAACCTAATACAGCCATGAACTGGCATAAAGATCCTATTCCAAGACTTCATTATCCTATACAAACACAGCAAGGTTGCCTTATGGTAATTGAAGATGAAGTATATCATATGCCCTTAAACAAGTGGACAATAGCCCAAACACACAAAGGGTTTCATACTGCAATTAATTGTAGCAGAGAAGAACGTATACATCTTGTTGCTGATGTATTACCTAAGACCTAAGAAAGATTCGACTTTTGAATAATAAGTTTTTTCCATGTAATCTCTTGAATACTGTATTATCTCATCATCATACAAAGAATCGTAAGTTTTATTTCGTAATTCATCAAATGTAAAACCTAATGCTTGATAAAACATCAACATAAACGATGAAACTTTATAATCTACAAGAACACGGTTTTGTAGTTCACTTGCCAAAGATATAGCTTGATCGCTATCCCAATCTTTATTTTTCCATGTGTTGTCTTCATTGTTTACATCATACCCGTAGAATTCTGCATTTTGAGATAACACAGATGCAGTTCCTAGTTCTAAGGGACTAAAACTAAACGAATCAAACAAATCCTTTCTTTGAAACAAAATTTGTGTCCAATGTTGAATTGTTTGTTTAGTGTCTTTTGGTAGCCCAATGATAAAACTTCCAAATACACTTAGTTTATAATCGAATGCAATTTTTGATTGTTCTATAGTATCAAAGATTTTTTCTCTTGTACAACCTTTACCGATAGCTTTGGCTGCTTCTAAATTAAGAGACTCTACTCCTAAAAACCAAGCACAAACATTTATACGTCTTAACAAATCAATTTGTTCAGGAAAAGCAGCAACTAAGTCAATACGTATAAAAGCACTAAATTGTAAATCTTTTATTCCAGTTTCTTCAATTGCTTCTGCTACAATTTCTAATTTTTCAGTTTGTTCATTGAATGTATCGTCTATAATTACGTATTTGGTTGTTCCGTATAATTCGTAATTTAGCAACAACTCCTCTTTTATACGTTCTTTGCAACGTAAAAAACTTTTATCGCCTTTTTTCTTTCCAATTAAAGGATATGCACAAAACTTACATCTAAAAATACACCCACGACCAAACTCAATGCCCATTGCGTCCTCTGGTCCCCAAAAATCTTCAGGAATATAATTGATTTCAGAGTTTCTAAAATCAAATAAGTCGCCTTTTGTATCATAATCAATAATGTGCGGAGTAGTGCCTAGCTCTTTGTTATAGTTTATTTCTTTATTTTCTCTTAAATCTCTTGTTAAGTCAATAGCAGGGACTTCAGCCATGCCTACAATGTAATAATCTATACAATCTTTAACGTCTTCGGCACGTTTTGTATCCATTACACCACCGTAGACAGTTTTTACTCCTTTGGATCTTACATAGTCTGTAAGATCTTTTATTGCTTCGTCTTCAATTGGCCATGTCCAAAGAATATTTTTACGGATAGTATCTCTTGAATGTTTTTTACGTACAACATCTTTTGCTTTACGCATATACAACGACGAGCTAAATCCTGCCCATAAAGTATTTTCGCCTATTAATTTATCAAGGACTTGATTAATATTTCCTTTACGTATAAAATGAGTAAAATTATTTAATACAAAGACACTATACCCTTCATTTCTTAAAGCTGAAGCAATCTTGTATGCACCTACTGCTCTTGCAACTTGAAATAGAGGATCTCCGCCTTCAGTAAAAAGTATTACATCGTACATGTATTATCCTTTACGAGGCTTGTTAAAATCTACAGGAGTACCGTCTCGACCGGTATACCAAAGCCATCCGTTATCTTCTACAACTGTATCTTTGGTGTTATACCAATCGCTGTATACGCTATTATTACCCTTAACCCATAAACAATTACGGTCATCAACTTTGTATTTACAATTAAATATGTTTCCTAACACAGTTGATTTTTTTGGTGCTAGATTTTTTGCAGAATTTACATCAAACAAGTTTGTAAATTTATGCATTATTGCATTTACACCAATCTCTGTCATTCCCCATATAGTAATAACAGTAGCACCGGTATTTACAAACGCCTCGATAATATCAAATGTGACTGGTTCAGAACCTATTAAAAAAGTTTTGTTTGTTAAATCCAATTGTTGAAATCCTTTAGTAGCAATTACACCTTTGGCTTGCTTTGGCGTTAAGTGTGTATGCGTATATTTATCAGCTACTTTAACATATCTATATGGATTAAACTTTTCTAAATCTATTTTTGCACCTGCAAGTAAACCAGGTATAGTTTGTGCAAATAATCCGCCTGCTTTTTCTAAATTTAAACAAGTGTAAATATAACTTGAAGAATCTATATCTTGCGTGTTGCAAGCATATTTTGCATCTGCTAATATTTTAGTTGGTGTTTGAAAAATTTGTTTAGGCGGGCCGGATGTACCAGATGAATATATATTAACACCATTTTGAATTATATTTTCAAAATACTTTTGATCAAAGTTGTCATAATGAGTGCAAACTGTCAATATTATTTCTCCTTTGCAAAACGTCTAAATAAACAGGAACATTTAATTTCCAAATGTTTTGCGGAATACCCATTACAGCATCTATTCCTTGATGCGAAACTAAATTACTTTTTTCTAAAACAAAATAAAGTTTATTCAATTTAAGCATTTTACCACTAGCATCATTATCCATATTAGTAGTAATATAAATGTTTTTATCTTTATACATATCAATAACTAGAGGTAAATGATATTTAAACATCCAGCAATTCATATGATTACGACTTAAACCGCCCGGTATAGAATAAAGTTGTGCGCCTCTAAATAAAGCTCTTACGCCGTTTCGCCAAGGATGAACTCCACTTATACCTACAATTTTTTCTTTATTGTATGTCACAAACCATTTGCCGCCAAGACCCAAACACCATGTAAATTTCATTGCTTTTAAAGAGTTATTATTGTTGTATCCTAACTTATCACAACTTTGCATAAACTCCTGCAAATCATCATTATCTGTTGTAATGGTATGTGTTATGCTCACGAAAATCTCATTTGTAAATCTTTATACACAGTAGTACTTCCAAACATAGCTGGTAATAATTCAGGTTCTTGCATAATTTCAAAATTATCAAATCTGTCTAATAGGCCATTTGTAATAATTTCTAAAAAATGCTTTACTAAAAAGTCACCTGTACAATGATGCGGTCCGTATGCAAGTGTGACAGGATTAGGCTCATGATCTCTTTCTAATTTAAACTGTAATGGATCTTTGAAATATTTAGGATCTCGATTAGCGCCATAGGTATAAAGCAATATTCTTCCTCCCATGTCAAATTTGTGTCCATGAAAATTTACATCTTCAGTTACATCTCGGATGCCGCCTTTGAGAGGAGCTAAACGAAGACTTTCTCTTGCAAAAGCCGGAACAAGAGATCTATCTTCTTTTACCTGCTTTACAATATCAGGATATTTACCAAAATTAAGCAATATGTTTTGATATAAACTTAATGAAAAAGTAGGAATAACTACAGTCCACAATGACTGTATAAACATATATGCCATTAATTCAGGATTGTCATTATATTCTGTTTGCTTATCGTTTAGACTACGTGTCATATTAATCATAGTATCAGCATCAGGATCAACATTATGATAATACTTAATTGCTTTGTCAACTATTTCTGCAAACATACTATAAAATTCTGTAGTTTCTGCTACAGGTCTATCGTAATCCCAGTCTGGATTAAAACTTGAGAATATATTTCCTGGTCTCATCCAATTGTGAAACCCTTTCTTAACTTCTTCCTCAGTGACATTGAGTATATGCCAAGGAAATTCAATAGTTTCAATTTGATTGTCAGTCACAGATTTACCAATAACATCGTATGTTTTAAATGTTGTATTTTTTTCAATACTATCTAAATTCTTATATAAATTATTTTTAAATATTTCAGTAAAATCATTAGCTCTACGTTTTATCCAATCAAGGCTATGTTTTTTAGCAAGAAAATGATGCGGGCCTTCTCTTAAAGTCAAAGCATATCCTGCTCGCCATATACCGCCCATCGGTGTTGGATCAAATGGTGCTGGACTTGTTTTAGCCAAACTAAAAACATCGTTCATCTTCGAAGCTTCTTTTAATTTATCCATACTGAATATAATCCAGTGTTTATATATAGGATGCCAAAAGAATCCACGTGGTTCGTTTTCAAAACAAAATGCAGCATGTTCGTCCATATTATACAAAAATGCAGGGTTTACTATATCAAAATCATTCTTTCTCATTTGAAATCCTTTTAGGTATTTTGCTATCAGCACTACTTACACAACTATCAGTCATACAAGGCATAGGCTTATCAAACAGTTTAAATCCTGTTTCAATATTACCTAATGGAACATCGTGACAGCTATAACTGCGCTTTACGCTTCCGTCTGGCTCACGTATAATAATACCTTGATATCCAGCGTTGCAACTCCAACCTTTAAACTTGTTGAAGTTAAAAGCATTAAAGCGTTCTGCTTGGTCCATGTACCATGCTTTGCCGTCTTTGTCTCTAAATTCTACTTGAAAATGCCACGGCACACTAGCATCTGGCTTGTGCATAACATCTTTTGGTATTTCAAATTTAGGCTTTGGACGTTCTGCCCACTTGCGTTTACTTTCTGTGTATGCACGTTGTGGCATGCCATTGTGCAAACGTTTTAGGTCCTCCGGTTTGTATCCATCAACCACCCTACTAGCAGTAGGGTCTGATTGCGGCTTGAG